TGGAGAAACATTTGGAAAGTTTGATATTATAGTTGATGACGCAAGCCACATCAGAGAACTGACGGAATTAACATTTGTTTATTTGTGGCCATACGTCAAAAGTGGAGGGTGGTATATAATTGAAGATTGGAGCGCTGGATATTCAAACCTGCCGGAGCATAAACAGTATAAGGGAATGGTTGAATTGATTGCTAGAATAATAACAGAAAAACAGCAATGCAATATTGGTGAGATTAAAATAATTAACGAGCGAAAATCATTCGCCGCCTTTCAAAAAAAAGACTAGGAATAATTAAATTTTATTAAAAAATATGAAAAAAATATATGTAGGTAAGATTTTAGACACAACAAGAGCATATTGTGATTTTTGCAAGGATAAAGAACCAAAAGATTGTGTGGAAAGTTATATAGAAAATTGGCATACAGACAAAAAAACGAAATTTAAATCGGGATTTTTATCTGGTATTACACAAGAAGTTGTTGGTTTTGATATTAAGTATACAAAAAAAAATATACATATTTGTTTTGATTGCATTAAGCAACTTAATCAATTATTAAAATGAGTAAAAATGAATCGACAAAATTGAATAAAAATCAACAATGGAAAGAAGTTGCAAAAAAACTTAATCTTTGGGAAATAAGATTGATTGAAATGAGAAATGAGGGATTGGATTATAATACTTGCAGGGATTTGTTATTAAAAGAATTTCCAAGAGCAAAAAAACAATTTTCAACAAATGAATCTTTGCGATCTAGAATGTATAAAGGCGGAAAACTTAATAAGCCTGCAATGCTGTACGGTGAGATTGTTGCAGAGGAAAGTTTTTTGAAAGGACAGCAAATAATTAAAAATCTGCATACACGCGCGGCAATGACAGTAGGGACTTTATTGAATACTAGTGTCGCGGATAATGTCAGGCTTTCGGCGGCGAATACTGTTTTGGATAGGAACGCTGGAAGAGCAACGCAGACAATGGAGATTAAAGATAATGAAGAGATGGAAGAATTAAGAAAATTAGTTGAAGAATTATCCAATGAAGATAAAAACTCTAAAAGACTTTCTAATCGAATTAAATCTGCAAAAAGTTGAATTGGAAAAAGCGAGAAAGATTTCAAACTTTTTCAAAGTTCAACTTAATGACGGGAGAATTGTTCGTGGCGGTGAAGCTCTAACTGATGGACAGTTAGAAATTTTTTATGCAATTATTTTCCGCCCATCAAATAGAATAAATATAAATTGTTGTACGCAGTACGGAAAGAGTTTGACTGTTGCTATGGCTTGCGTGTACTTGACTACTATCAATGGAATGAAGATTGCTGTGGTTGCGCCGAGCGATAAAAAAACGAAATTGATAATGCGGTATTATGTAGACCACTTGGGAGATAACAAATTGTTTGCTTGCCAATTGGAAGCTGAAACAAGATTAGAGAGATTGAGGCAAGAGGGAAGCAAAGAAAGGATTATTTTGAGAAATGGTGGAGGTATATACGGAATATCTGCACAAGCGGCTAATAGTAATAAATCAATCGAGGCGGCGATGGGGGAGGGGGCGGATATTTGTTTTCCTGCTGGACAAAAAATAATGACAAGAAACGGTGAAATTGATATTATGGATATTGTAGAAAAAAGAATGGATTGCAAAGTTTTGTCTTTTAATCACGAAAACGGCAAGGAAGAATACAGAGATATTATAAATTATCAAAGAAGAAAAATTGGTGGAAGGTACTTGTTGGAAATAGATTTGGGAGATAGAAAAATAAAATGTACTAACAACCACCCGATTTGGGTGGAGAGCAAGGGTTACATACGGGCAGACAAAATTAAAGAGGGTGATATGCTATGGGTTGAGGGGTTGTGATTATGTTGATATTGGGTTATAATTGACATATAAATATAATCAAAAAAATATGGCTTGGAATAAAGGGAAAAAAATAGTAAAAAGAATATCGTGTTCCGTTTGTGGAAAAGAAATTTATAGGCAACCGCACGATATAAAAAAAACCACACATTCGTTTTGTAGCAGAGTTTGTCAAGGTGAATTTCAACGGAAGCGAAAAAAAATAGTTTGCCCTATTTGTGGAAAGATTAAAACTATAAAAAATTATGAAAAAAATAAATTTTGTTCATCGATTTGTGTGGGTAAAAGTTATAAGGGGGAAAATAGCCCAGTTTTTTCTCAAATAAAAAAAGCGTGTTTATTCTGCGGAAAAGAAATAATGGTGCAAAAATGTTTTGAAAATAAAAGAAAATTTTGCAGTAGGGATTGTGCGAATAAATATCATTCGGTTAAAATGACAGGTGTAGGAAATCCTGCTTGGAAAAACGGAATAGGAAAACTGCCGTACAGTTACGAATTTAGAAAAGAACTTAAAAACGAAATAAAAAAAAGAGATGGAATGAAATGCAAATTGTGCTTTGGTAACCAGCGACTATCAATTCATCATATTGATTATGATAAAAAAAATAACGATTTATGTAATTTGATAACATTATGTGAAGTTTGCCACGCTAAAACAAACTACGATAGAAAAAAATGGACAAAAGAATTGTTAGAAAAATTGAACAAATAGAAACGCCTTGCGATTTTGTATATAATCTTGAAATACAAGAAAACAACAATTATTTTGTGAATGGTGTTTTGGTGCATAATTGTATCATTGATGAAGCTTGCTTGATACCGGATGAAACGGAAGCAACAATTTTTCGTATGATTTCAGGAAGAGGGGAGAGAGGTTGCTATGTTAAGATTGGAAACCCTTTTTACAGCGAAGCCCCTTTTTCACATTTTAAAAAATCAAGCTATAATCCAAAATACCTACAAGTTTTTATTGATTACAGGCAAGCGCTGGAAGAGGGGAGATACGATGAGGGGTTTATTGAAGAGGCGAGAGAAAAACCTTTATTTGATGTTTTGTACGAATGCAAGTTTCCGGCGGAAGAAGAAATGGATGACAAGGGGTATAGAAGATTGTTGTCGCTGGAAGATATAAGCAATGCAATGGTTGAGAATTTGCCGGAGTTTATCGAGGGAAGATTTAGACTCGGTTGCGATATTGGGAGAGGTGGAAACTTTAATGCTTACGTTGGGAGAGATGATAAATGTATGTGGCTACACGGAAAAAATAGAAGCAATGATTTAATGTCGAACGTGAGGGAGATTGAAACGGCGGAGGCTGATGTTAATTTCATTGACGACACCGGAGTTGGTGGAGGTGTGACGGATCGTTGCATTGAAAAAAGCATTAAGGTTATTGCGATAAGAAGTGGTGGGAAAGCAAGTGATAGCGATATATTTAAAAATCTTAGAGGTGAATGTTTTTTTAGAATGAAGCAGTGGATTTTAGCAGGTGGAAAATTAGAGAAAAGCGAACATTGGATGGTTTTGTATGAAATAAAGTGGAAAGTTGACAGCGCTGGAAAATTTATGGTTGAGCCGAAAGAGGATATGATGAAGCGTGCTAAAAAACAATTGATAAGATTGGGTTCAAGCTCTCCGGATGTCGTTGACGCCGGAAGCTTTACTTTTGCGGAAGAGAAAATACCTATGATTGAAGATATTGAAGAAGAAAAGCCAAAGAAGAAAAAAGGGCTATTTGGTGAACTCGAGAAAATAAGAGGTGGTAAAGAATTAGGTATTTGACGATGAGATATAACGATTGTATAATAAATACAGATACAGGGGAATAATTCTTCACAAAAAAAAATGGGAAAGATTAAAGACTTTTTTACCAAAATAAAATCAAAAACAAAATTCTTTTTAGGAAGTTCTTTTATCCAAGGAATGGAGTTGCCAAATTTAAATAAAAAAGATTATTTGGAAAGTTTTCGCGCGAGTGCTTTAGTACATTCTTGCACAAAAAAAATAGGGGAAAAAATGTCAACCATAGAATGGGAGTTGTACCAGTTAAGAGGATTGACTGCGCGCGAGATTGAGCAACACGAATTGTTGGATGTTTTAGCAAAACCAAATCCTGTTATGACCGGAAGTCAATTGATTGAAATTACAAGTATTTACCTTTCCCTTTTGGGAAATTGTTATTGGTATAAGGTACGGAATGCGCGTGGAGAGATTATGGAGTTGTGGCTTATGCGACCGGATTTAACAACTATTATACCGGCGAGCGACGGAAGCATAGCGAAGTACAAATTCAGATTAAATGGAAAGGAAACACTTTATCCGGCGGAAGATGTTGTACACTTTTTGGAGCCGGACCCATTATCTGATTATTATGGATATTCTGCTGTTCAGGCGGCAATGGAAGTTATACGCGCGGATGTTTACGCTAAAAAATGGAATACAAAATTCTTTTACAACTCTGCGCGACCGGATGCAATTTTGACAACAGAGCAAAAAATAGGAACTGCTGATAGAGATGAGATTCGGGAAAAGTGGATGAATAAATACGGAAGCTTTGAGAATGCACACAGTGTTGCTGTTTTGTCGCACGGATTAGATTACAAGCAAATTTCGGTAAATCAAAAGGATATGGATTTTGCAAATATGCGGATTGCGAACAGAGATGATATTATTATGGCATTGGGAGTTCCGAAGAGTGTAATGGCGATTACTGATGATGTTAATCGAGCGAATGCAGACGCTGGAATTTATGTTTTTCTTTCGGAAACAATCAAGCCAAAAATGGAAAAGTTGACTGATACTTTGAATATGTTTTTGGTAAACGAATTTGGTGATGATTTAATTTTGGTAAGCATTGATCCTTCACCGGGTGATAAGGAGAGCTTGGATAATCACTATGTCAAGGCGCACAACAAGTGGATGACAACAAATGAGATAAGGATTGCTGAGGGATATGACCCGATTGACGGCGGTGATTATATTTACCAAACTATGAGCCTTGTACCTATGGAAGAGCCTACGGATGATATTGTTGACGATACGAATGATGATGAAAAATCAATAAATAAAGGATTGCATTTAGTTAAAATCGGAAAAGGTTTTTGCGCGCAAAAAGCACACGACAGAAAAAAAGAAGAAAAGTTAAAGCAAGTATACAAGCGAGCAATAAGGGGAAGAAAGTTTTTACGAATTAAGGATGATATGATTAGTAAGATCACAATTGAAGTTTGTCAAAAAATAGAAAAGGCAATGAATGGAAAAAAAATTGAAGAAGAAAAAAAATACACAAAGGATCAGAAAGAAATTCTTTGGAAAGAGTTTGATGAAAGATTGAAAGGTTGGGATAAAAAATGGAAGTCTATGATGAAAGGTTTGTGGAGCCAACAGAAAAACAGAGCATTAGAAAAACTTGACAAAACAAATTTAGGAAAAACTGTAAAAAGTTCAGAATTGGATTTGCTTGATTTTGAAAAAGAGGTTAAAATATTTATAAAGAAAGCTACCCCGGTTATAAAGACGATTGTTGAAGAGGCGGGAAATATTGCTTTGGAGCAAGTCGGAGAAAAATCTATCAAAAAAGATTTTGACATATCAGATCCGATTACTGCAAAATTCATAGAGGACAAAGCAATGCAATTCGGGGAAGTGGTAAACGAAACAACCATAAAAAAATTAAAAATAACTTTGGCGGAGGGAGTATTGGAGGGTGAGAGTATTGCAGAACTGAAAAAAAGAGTGGAAGAATTGTTCGAGAGTTTTTACAAAGGAAGAGCAAAGACTGTTGCGCGCACGGAAGTGTTAAGTGCGAATAATGCCGGAACTAATTTTGGTTATAAGCAAAGCGGAATTGTAAAAAAGAAAGAATGGTTGAGTACGCTTGATTCACGAACAAGAGATAGCCACGCTGGAATGAATGGTGAGGCTGTGGCGCTGGGTAAAGATTTTAGCAACGGATTGGAGTATCCAGGAGATCCAAGTGGAAGTCCGGAGGAAATAATAAATTGTCGCTGTACAACAATACCGGTACTTGAAGATTAAAATAATTTTATAATTAAAAATATGAAAAAAATATTCGGATTAGGGGAGTTTACTTTTAAGGGAGTAAATAGTGATGACGGAACTTTTGAAGCCGTAATTAGCGGAATAAAAACCGACCGCTACGGCGATACAATAAATCCTGAGGGATGGGTGTTGAAAAACTTTAATAAAAACCCTGTGCTTTTGTGGGCGCACGATCACCACACGCCGACAGTTGGGCGCGCGTTGAAAGTTTGGGTTGAGGGAAAGGTTTTGATGATGAAAGGTGAATTTGCGCCAACACCATTCGCGCAAGAATTAAAACTATTGGCTGAGAATGGATTTTTGAGAGCGTTTTCTGTTGGGTTCAAACCAATCGATTACAAATTTAATGACAACGGTGTTGATTTTCTTTCGCAGGAATTATTGGAAGTTTCTTTTGTCAATGTTCCGGCTTACGCAGAGGCACTTATGAAAACAGTTGACGGAGATCAAGATAAATATAAAAACTTTATTGCCGGAACTGACAAGAGTTTGAATTGGGATGGACTAAAAGAAAAAGATGGGCGCGCAGAACTATTGCAAGAAAAAAAGGATGATGATAAAATAGAAGAAGAAAAGATTGTATTTACAAAAAGTGAATTTAATGATTTCAAAAAAGAGTTGGAAATAAAAGCCGGAAAAGTTTTGTCAAAAAAGAATAGGAATTTGGTTAAATCAGTGATAGGGGCTATGGATAGTGCGCTGACACCGCTAAAAGAATTGTTGGAGGCTACGAATGACGAAGCCGATGACAAGGGGGCTCAACTTGAAGCTAAGGGCGATGATACCGCCAAAGCTACGAAAGACGAGCTTATAAAAATAGCGGGGAAAGCAATCGAATCATATCTGATAAAATCAAGAGAGGACAGGTCTAAAAAATAGGGGAATTTAATTTGTTAATATTTAAAAAGATGGACAAGGAAATGTTAAAGCTCATCGGAGAGGCAGTCGGCGACGCTGTCAACTCTAAAATGGATGAGATTAAAGCAAGTGTTTCTGAAGTGACAAAAGGGGATGTAAAAATCAGAGGACAAAAGGAAATTGTAGAGGGTGAAAAATCAGTTATGAATATGAAAAGAGTGAAAGCTCCTTTCGTACAGTTGGGAGAAAAGATGGACAAATTTGTGTCCGATATGAAGTCAATGATTAGAGGCGCGCAAGTTTTGCAAAGTGAAGCAGAAAAAGCGGCTTTTAATGAGGGGACTGACGCTGACGGTGGATACACTGTACCGGAAGAATTGGAAGCGGCTATTTTGAGTTATGTTGAGGAAGAGGCGGTTGTTCGACCTCGCGCAACTGTTATCAAGATGGCGAGCAATGTTTGGAAAAGTGGAAAACTTGACCAATCATCTCATCAGTTTGGTGGTGTGACTGTTTCTTGGCTTGGTGAGTCTGAAACTGCGAGCGATACGAAATTTGCGCTTACTCAAATTTCTCTTACTGCTAAGAAAATGCTTATGCTCACAACTGAGTCTAGGGAAATTCTTGCAGATAGTAATATAAACTTTGCAAACTATGTAGTAAATATTTTCGGAAGAGCGGCTGCATATTTTGAGGATTATATGTTTTTCAATGGAGATGGAAATTCACAACCTCTTGGACTTTTGGCTGATACTGGAATTCAAATCCATCACAGAGCAGTTGCAAATCAGATTTCATACACTGACATCAACACGATGTTCTATATGTTGAAACCTGTATTCAGAAAGAGAGCTGTTTGGATCGGATCAACAGGAGCAATTCAGTACATTGATGGATTGATTGACGAATTTGGAAAACCTCTTTTGTCTGAATCTCTTAAATCTTCAACCCCGACAACTTTAAAAGGAAAGCCATTCATCGAAACTGAAAAGGTTGCAGATTTGGGTACAAAGGGAGATTTATTGTTTATCGACCTTGGTTGGTACTACATTGGAGATAGAGAGGGTATTACGGTTGACGCTTCCGTACACGACAGATTTAGATACGATGAGATAACAATTCGCTTTGTTAAGAGAGTTGACGGAGCGCTGGCAATGGGGGTTGCCGGTGTTATTCTTGATGTTCCTTCGGTTAGCTAGTTGCTAGTTGACAATGGGAGGCAAAACTGCCTCCCTGAAATTAGCTTACAACTTTTAAAAAAATAAAATGAAAGGACTTGTTTCAATTATTGTGCCGAATAGAAAAGGGGAGAAAAACGAAACTCTCCGGAGCATAAAAGAGCAGACGTACAAAAATATTGAGGTTATAGAAATTATAGACAAAAAAGGTAAAGGAGCGAGCTGGGCAAGGAATAAGGGAGCGAAAAAAGCGAAAGGTGAGTATTTATTTTTTTGCGACAATGACATTGAATTGGAATTTGATTGTTTGGAAAATCTTGTTGAAACTTTGGAAAAAAATGATGATTGCGATTGGGCGTTTGGAAGATTTATTATAGACGGGGTTGAGTACAATCTGAATAAAAAAGGAGTACCAAAAAATAAATATGATAAAAAGTTTATAGATTATTTCTATGGAATATCAACGATGTCGCTTATCAGAGCAAAGGCTAAACCAAAATTTGATGAGGAATTGAAAAGGTTTGTAGATTGGGATTTATGGATAAGGTTGACGCGCGCGGGACATAAGCCGGCGTTTTGTGACAAAATTCTTTTTTCAACTTCTTATAAAAATGGTGGAATATCAAGCGGGCTTGATTATAATAATGCAAAGGCTAGAATTTATGAAAAGAATTTGACAAAGATTGCTGACATAGTAATACCACACCACAGTCAACACGCTATGCTTGCGGATGTTTTGGGAAGATTGGATAATAAGATTTTTAACATAATTATTCATTCCGGAGGTACTTTTTCACATAATTGCAACGAGGGGGCGAAGCTGGCAAAAACAGATAATATTATATTCTTGAATGATGACACAGAGCCGACAAACGAATTGATGATTAAGATGATTGAGGACGACAACGACATAACCGGAATTGCTCAATACATACCATCGCAAAAAAGGACAAAGTACGGAATTGGAATTGACGCGGATACGTTTCACAGATTTTTGGCTGATTCATTGGATGAGGTTATTATACCAAGCGGATTTTGTTTCAAGTTTAGGAAAAAGTGTTGGGATGAGTTGGGAGGATTGGATGAAGTATTTAAAAACGGATCGGAAGATATTGATATATTCTTGCGCGCGAGGGAGAAAGGAATTAAATTCGGATATTTGCAGGAAAGCATAAAGCATTTTTTGAGCAAAAGTGAGGGAAGATTTGATTTTGCTGGAAATAATGATATAATATTAGAAAATAGATGGAAAGAAAAAATCTTCAAAGAATTGGGAGATAAATCAAAAAAACAAGCTAATAATTTTTTAAATAAAAACAATATGAAGGCATTATGCAAATCTAGCTTTAAGCTAAGGGGTAGAGTAATTCAAAAAGGCGAAACATTGGAATTGGAGCCGGAAACATTCAAGAGCGCGCTTTTGGCAGGTGTTATCGAAGAAGTTAAAGAAGTAGAGATTAAAGTTGAAAATAAAGTGAAAGATGTTGACAAAAAGAAAGTTGACAAAGTTGTGAAGCAAGATATTGACAACGCTCCGAAAGACAGAATGATGAAGCCGAGGAAGCGTAGGAAATAATGGTTGACGGTTGGGGGCGGTTCACCTTTCGTTCCACCCCTAACTGATATTAAGAAGTAATTAATTTAATTTAACATAAGCTTATGAGCAAAGAAAAAATGGTGGCTATCTACAATCCTTTTGTGGATGCTTACTGCGAAGTTCCTTTGAGCCTAGCAGAAAAGTTTTTAGCGGAAGCTGGGGAAATTGGCAAGCGAGTCGAGGCTGCCAAAGTAGATGTAGCCAAAGAGGAAGCCTATCAAAAATCATTAAAAGTAAAATAATTATATGAAAAAAGAATTACAAGAAAAGGGGAATTGGTTAGCGAAGTGGACTATTGAAAAATTTGCCAATAATGAGGCAGTTAAGCTTGGCAAATCTTACGAGAAAATAGAAATTGAAAAAAACATTTTAGTCAACACTGGAATCAACGCTTTGACAACTTTATTGGCTGCAGGCGGTGGAACGGCATTTAATAACGCTAACGCATATTTGGGAGTTGGAGATTCAACCACAGCTGCTGCTGCTACTCAAACAGACTTGCAGGCTGCTACGAACAAGTTAAGGAAAGCGATGAATGCTACTTTTCCGACTTACGGAACTTCACAGAAAATAACTTTTCAATCTGATTTTGGTGCGGATGATGCTAATTGGGCTTGGGCTGAAATGGCTGTTTTCAACGCTGCTGCTGCTGGCACAATGCTTAATCGCAAAGTATCAGCACAAGGCACGAAAACGGCTGGACAGACTTGGAGATTATCACTTGAAATTACGATAAGCTAATTTGACGGGGCGGAAGAAATTCTGCCTCTCAACAATTATCTTATTCTAAAAAATATGTTAGTAGCAAAAGAATTATTACTGGACAAGAATAACGATATTATATCTTCGGAGTTTATAGACTTTTTATTAAAGATAAGATTCAATGGAGGATATTTTATCGGACATATCAAGCCTATCAAAAAGTTGATAGTTTTTTTGGAAGATTTATTTACTTTGCGGGGGTTAAGAAGCTCGGCATTTGCTAGGACGCTCCATTGGGCGACTGGCAATTCTATTTTTTATATAGACCCTGTTGGTGGAAGCGATGCTGGAACTGGTGCAGATTGGGCGAACGCTTGGAAAACAATTACAAACGGAGCAACAGCCGCCAGAATAGCCCCTGGTGATGTTATCAGAATTGCTAAAAGCCCAGCACCGACCTCTTTAGGAACAACTGGAGCTTGGACCAATTTATCCAAAACCATAACGCTTGGGGCGGTTCAAACTCAAACTATTGAATTGTGTGAAACCGCTTTTACTGCCTCTGCCAGTGTTACCGCCACTGTTTCAGCAACAATGAAACAAGGCTCTTATGCTACTTCTCTGGCGATAAGTGATAGTTTTACAACTGGCAAAGTTGCTTACAAATCATTTGCCGCTTTGAATTTGTCCGATTATCAAAAAATATCTTTTTGGTTTAGAAATTCTACCGCCGTTGCGGCGGGAAATGTCTTGAAGGTTTGCCTTTGTTCATCCTTCTCTGGTGATACAATCGTAGATACCTTTTATATTCCAGCCGTGCCTTCAGCTGCCCGCTATCTGCCTCTTACCATCACCAGAGAAGGAGGCGGAAATTTAGGAGCGTCTATCCAATCTATCGCCGTCTATGCCGACATTGACCCAGGTACATTAACTCTTTTACTGGACGACTTTATCGCCTGCACGACAGATGGACTTAATTTACAAAGTCTAATTTCAAAAAACTCTGCCGAACAGGGCGGGACAGAAGGATGGTATGGAATACAGAGCATAAACGGGACGACAGTTTTGTTGGACACTGACACGAATACTTTGGCTACCGCTGGCAAGGGATATTCTGGAACGACTGAAACCGTAACGACTTACAAAAGAGAAACGATAAAAACAGCTTTGGCTTCAGTTACTTCAATGCAAGTTCAGGTAGTTCAAGACAGCGGAACTTTGGGAAACAATATACAATTTCAAGGCGGGTATAATACGGCTAATTCAAATCAAGATGGCGAAACCTTTTTTGATGGGTCAAATGGAAATGGATGTGGGATTTACTTAGCTGCTAAATCATACATTACTTTTAATTATTTAGATGTGTGCCGCTACAATTACGGAATTTACTACTACAACAACAGCAGCAACAACACCATTACCACCCTCTCAAATGCTAATAATAATTATTACGGAATTTACTACGACAACAGCAGCAACAACACCATTACCACCCTCTCAAATGCTAATAATAATTATTACGGAATTTGCTACAACAACAGCAGCAACAACACCATTACCACCCTCTCAAATGCTAATAATAATAATTATTACGGAATTTACTACTACGACAACAGCAGCAACAACACCATTACCACCCTCTCAAATGCTAATAATAATTATTATTACGGAATTTGCTACAACAACAGCAGCAGCAACACTATTAGGACTTTGTCAACTTCGGGAAATGGGACAGCGGGAATTTTTAATAACACAGCAACAAATTATTTTTCCAATGCCTTAATCGCCGAAGCGACAGAAGTGGGGGGATATGTTTCTTTTGCCAATTCTCGTATTTTTTCTAACAAACACGACAGGACCGCATATAATCACTGGGTATTTACTGATGGCGGAACAATAAATTCTCTTGCAAATGATAGAGCAGGCGGAGCGGGCTTAAAATGGAAATACAGTATTACTTCTATAAATAGAAATATAAACTATTCTCTTGATATGGTTCTTATGGAAATCCCTGTTAATGCCAATGCCGAGGTTACTGTTACTTGTTATGTAAAAAAAGACCACGCTACTGATGTTGGAGCTAAATTGATTTGCAGAGGCGGACAAATTGCTGGTGTAGTAAATGATGTAGTTGCTACAAAAGCTGGCGATACTAATTGGGAGCAATTAACATTAACATTCACGCCGACTGAGGTTGGGGTAATTGAAATAGAGGGATTGGTTTGGTATGTCGCAGGAAATTCAAATGTTTATTTCGCAGACATAACAGTAGCACAAGCGTAATTATTTAATTTAAAATTATGAAAATTTTACAAAAGGAAAAAGACTTAGCAGACAAAACAAGGGTATGGATTGAAGTGGCTGAGGGGAAAGCCGAAATGCTGAAATTCCAAAAAGATATTTCCGATGAGGAAGCTATGGCGGAAATGCAAAAAGTTTTAGATAGGCGAAAGGTTATTGCGGACGAAAGGAATAAGGAAATTGACGCTCAGATTGCAAAACTGCAAGCTGAAAAAGAATTGATAAATTAAAAGAATGGAATGGCACTACCTTCAAAAGAAACAATACAAGGATTATCATTTTCAAAGGACGGGACTCCTTGGGTTAGAGTTGCTGCAAAAACTGGACAAGATGCGGACGGATTAGCGTGGAGTAAAAACGGAACGCCATTTTGGTTTATAGAGGCTGGCACGGCAATCGTAGAAAAAAGCGTTACAGATACGGGAGCTGGTGCGGAAGCGATTGCACTTTTAAATACCATTCCAATTACAGACAGTGCCACGGGGGTGGAAGTCCTTGCGTTGCTCAATCAGCTTACTTTGACGGATTCGGCGGTGGGCACGGAAACATTGGTAATGCTGGCTTTGCTTTTAATTCAGGATAGCGGAAGCGGTGCGGAAAATGTTGCCATAACTGCATTGATGACATTGCAGGAAACAGGCTCAGGTAGCGATGTTTTGAGCGTCTTAAATTCATTTTTAGTGGACGACACGGGGGCTGGTAGCGATAATGTCATTAAACAGGAATCGGGCGAGGAAAAGAGCGTGAGCGATACAGGAAGCGGGACGGATGCCATAGCGACATTATTGGCTATGAT